CAAGTCGCCAAGCTAGACCAGTCGGTCAGTACGGTTGCCGCCGATATCCAAGAACTAAAAAACGACTCAAAAGAAAGGCTTAGTGATCTTGAAACCAGGGTGCGCCAGATTGAAATGACTGTCGGCACCAAAAAATGAGCGTCGTCCACACCACCGACTACGGCAACGGCTTCAGCCTGGATCAGCTGGAGAACGAACGCGGCGAACTGTACTACCGCGCCTGCAAAGGCAGCATCTGCCGCTACGCCGAAGACCATTACATCGCAATGATGTACCTCGAAGGCATGGGCTGGGACCCTAAGCAACAAGTCCCTCAGTAATCCACGCAATAATTGCGTCCTCCCGGTGCGGCTCCCAAAAAGGCTGGTCCCTGTACCACTCCAGCCAATCCTCCGCTGATTTAGAGATATTGCAGGCAAAACAGCAGGCCACCAGATTCTGCTGGTGCGTATGCCCGCCACGAAATTTTGGATGCACGTGATCCAGGGTTGCAGATCGCCCCAGATCTACCCCGCAATAGGCGCAGGAGTTATCCCAGTGGTTAAGGATTGATTGCCTAAATCTTGCTTTTGCTTCCTTCTTGTTTAAGTATTCGCCATCTTCGATGCGATGGTCCATACCCAGCAGTGGCTACCCGGAATGTAGCCATAGAAACTATTACGTGCGTAGGAACTCTTGTCTAGTACAGCTAAACTTCCTTCAGATTCCTTATTTCACATGGATCCGACCACTGCAGCAGTGATCGCCATCCTCGTTGCCGCCGGCTCCGAGGTTATCGCGATTCTGCCTATCAAGGAAAACAGCTGGATCCAGCTGATCGTCAAAGCTCTGAAGATTATCTTCCCAAAGCGCTGAACACCGAAACGGTCTGGCTGGCACGATTCGGCAACAAGGACTGGCGTGACCACCTACGCAAGACAGCGCAGGACCACAAATTCCACGCCACGCTCAAACCCCGCCTGGATCGTGCCGAGGCCGACTGGCTCGCGGCTCAACCGTTAACACCAAAACCCGTAGTGGTTCACGAACCACCGAATGACGAACTACAAACCGGCGACAGCCGCCTTCTGGGTGGCGCCATGAGCATCTCTGCCCCTTGGTCCGATGGCACCCAACAAGATCCGACTGATTGACCTATTCCGGTTCTACAAAGGTCTGCCGCACCAAATGGCAGCCTTGACCGAGCTGGAACTTGCCATCGATAAGGCAAATCCGCACATTTTGGGCCGCGACCAAGGCTGGTTCAAAACCTGGGCCGTTGCTGGCAAACAAACCAACTTCCCGAATAGCTGGGAAGGCGTCCTCGAAGCCGCCCGCGTCGCTGGAGGAAAGTTCCCGGAACTTGTAGCCGCCCAGTGGGCACTCGAATCAAATTATGGCAAATTAGTATCTGGAAGAAACAATTTTTTCGGCCTAAAGGGTGAAGGCAGTGATAAAAAGACCCAAGAGTTCATCAACAACCAGTGGGTCACTATCACCGACAGCTTTATCGATTTTCCTGATCTACTGTCCTGCGTAATGTACCTAGTAGACCACTGGTATAAAGACTACAAAACCTACAAAGGGTGCAACAACGCCGCCAACCGCGAGGAAGCCGCGAAATGGTTACATAAGGAGGGTTATGCAACGGATCCCAACTATCCAGGAAAGCTAATTCAGCTAATGGAGCAGCACGCCGGAACAAAACCTGCTGTCCCACCAAATCAAAAACTACTCAAAGTTCCCTACGAATATCAGCTTGGATCTGATGATGGACCCAAAGGCTATCGCCAGTGCTTTAGCTCCAGCTGTGCAATGGTGGCCCGTTACTACGGAAAAATTTCAGGGGACTACGAATACAACAAACTCCGTGCACGCTTTGGTGATACGACCGATCCCAAAGCTCAAGTTGCAGCTTTAAAAGCACTGGGGTTAACTGCAACTTTTGAAATGGATGGAACAGTCGAGGACTTAGAAACCGAAATTACACACGGTCATCCTGTTCCAGTCGGCTGGCAACACAAAGGCACTGTTTCTAACCCGACTGGCACTGGCCACTGGAGTGTAGTTGTTGGATATACGCCAACACACTTTATTCACAATGATCCATTTGGTGAAGCAGATCTACTGAATGGAGGTTATGTCAGCAATAAAGGCGGAGCTGGCATCGCCTACTCCAGAAAGAACTGGCTACCTCGTTGGCTCATTGAAGGCAACGACACAGGCTGGTTTATGCGAATCCGCAAAGGTTAATTATGCGCCCCATTGAGCACACTCCAGAGTCCAGCTTCCACAAGGCAGCCACGGACCAATGGTTAGTCAACCTGTTCAACAAACAGGATTATCGCGGCCTCCTTGAAGCCGCTTTAGTTCTGAACACGCTCCACCAGCTGGAACGAACAAAATCGGCCTGGGCTATCCGCGAAGCCGCAGATAACCTGGCCGATCAGTTTGGTATGGACCGCGATTCCGCCTAAGGCAGGATCTTTTTACATAGGCACAGAACTAGGAGACAGATCACCCAGTACATCGCCATTGCGTACAGCGCCGTCAGAAGGACGTCCATCGGCAATCCACTGCTGGAACAAACCTGTGTACAAGCTATGCAGCGGATGGTCGGATTTATCGCGTCCGTACTGGATATACAGCGAATCAAGAAAATCCTGCCGCTGCTGGTCCTCGCACACTCGCGCCCAGGCTTGACGGTCCTGTTCAGTGATCTGATAGCCCACGCTTTTGCTCCACAAGTTTTAGACGCCGCCGGGCAGCTTCACGCGGCCCATTTTTGGCACGAGCCAGCTTAGGTTTTTTTGCCGCCGTTGACGGCACCTCCACCTTGCAGTTCGGGTAGCGGTTTTGCGCAAACTCAATGGCCTGCTGGAGCGACTCCGCCCGCACCAGATCCCGCATGGCCCCTTGACCCGGCAACCAGATAGTCAGCTCAAACAGCTGCGCATCTGCTGCACTGGTACGTGAGCGACCTTCACCGAGCCGCAGCTCGGGATCCTGTTGTTCCTGGAATGGCACTACTTCCATGACCGGGGGTAGGCGGGTTCATCGACGCTATGAACAGCAACAGGACTGTTAGTGCACTCAGCAACAGCTCGCGCCGCAGCGACAGCTTTTTCATAAGTGATCCAGCTTGAAGCGTCTTCTTTTGATGCAGTTAATCCGATGCCATTGCCTGGTCCGTAGACCGCCGTCACCCAGCGGTCACCGGCCATAACCACGTAGCGAGTCATCGCTCCTGTGCGTGTACTGTGAGAGGCTAGTACGTTTTCCTAAGCCTGCGCAGACTGTAACCAAAACCGGCTGAGTCTCATGCGTCAGTTTCCGAGACCTTGCCCTCTTGCTTGGAACGCATCCGCCCCTCAACCCGCCGCTTAACAGACTCACGCCAAGCCGCCTCATCCGCTGCCTGAGCTGCCTTGTATTCCGAAGCTGGCAGCGCTTTCTCCAGCGCGGCATACACCATGTCCCGCAGTAACGCGGTCACTTTCTTGCCCTCTGCCACGGCAAGCTGCTCCGCCAACTTGTAACGGTGCGGATCCAGAAGCAGCTGGCAGTAATACTTGTTTCCGTGGTTCAGCGGCATGTGCTGCGGTCTACTCTGCTACACAGTAGCACAATGCGACACAGTAGTCCTACCACCGCACGTCATCATCCACGCGCTTTCGCCAAGCATTGGCCTGTGCCACCCGCGCCCCACCCCGTTGTTTGGCGCATCCCTTCCGAATATCCCGCGCCCACTGCAAAAAAGCCGCAGCCCGCTGCAAATCTGCCGTTTTCGCCGCACGAATTTCACGATTCAGCCATTCGAGCACCAGTTCACGACCAGTCTTGGGCCGACTCATGCCAGCCCGTCTTTTTTGAGATCTTCAATCCGCCGAATACCGATCACCTTCTGATCCGGGCACATCCGCAACGCATACTCCCGCGCCGAGTAAGCATCTGGAGCTTCTAAGTAAAGATTGTGCGTCGGACCATGAAGGGGCCACATTGTGACCCGGTATTCAGTTAGTTGGCTCACTTGGCCTCTTGCCAGCTATCCCCGACCTTAGCTTCAGCAAGAGGCGGAATCTCACCCAACCAACGAGCTTCAGCTTCCTCCATCACGGTTTGCAGCTGGAGCGCCCAGGTGTCTGCGTGTTCTTCTCTGACGAGCAGGATGATTTCGTCATGCACCACGCCGGCCAAACGCACCACGTCCTCCCCGTCGGCGTGGAGTAGCGGCCACAGTTTGCCGAGCGTAAGTTTGAGGACTGCTGCACCAGCCCCTTGGATTGGGGTGTTGCAACGGGTAGTGAGTTTATTGTGCTCACCCGGTAGAAACCGCCGTAAGCCCGAGATGCGTATGCGGATAGATGGATTGTCCTTAGCCGCATCAGCAGCGCGAGCATTTTGCTGCTGCCATTTGGAGATGCCTTTATATGCAGCGTGGAACTTTTGCCGGACCTCCGCCGCCTCATCAAGATCCATCTGGATTCCTGTTGCTGCTGCGTAATTTCTGAGCCCTTTTGCCCCACTTCCGTATAACAATCCGAAGTTTGCCGATTTTGCGATTTGTCGTTGCTCCTTTGTAACTTCACCCGGCTCCACCCCATAAATCTGCACAGCAGTCATCGTATGCAGGTCTTCCCCCTGCTGGAACACCTGAGTCATTAAGTCATCCTGTGCTTCTGCCGCCGCAAGCCTCAGCTCCATCTGCCCATAGTCTGCAACAACCAGTTTCCAACCAGCTGGGGCTTGAACGGCAGCCCTAAACCGTGGATCCCTTGGTACTTGCTGGAGATTTGGTGAAATACACGACATGCGCCCAGTATCAGCCCCAAGCTGCATATAGCTGGCACGAATAAACCCATCTGCCGAATAATTCTTTAACAGAGTTTCTGCCATCTGCCGCCGCTTCTCTACTTTTTTCCATCGCAAGTAATCCGCTACAACCTTGTGATCACCTACATATTCCTGGAGCGCCGAACGACTAGCACTAGGTTTCCCATTCTTCATATCCATCGGCGGCTCGCCAAGCAACGCGGTGAACTTTTTAAGCAACTGCGCAGGACTGTTGAGGTTAAAGACATTCGGGTCCGACTTCTTACCTTTCGGCCCCGGCTTTGTCTGGTACAGCAACTTCCCATCAAGCCCCCGATGGAGCTTGTGTTCTGGCGGAAGCGCCGCATCAAAATCCTCAATAAACTTCTCACCAACCTCGACATTTTCAATATCCAGATCTTCAATCAGCTGCTCCAGTGCTTTCTTGTTGAACGGCAGCCCGGTACGCCACAGCTGCGCCATTGCCGGAAGCGCCTTGCACTCAAGCTCCCACGCCGGCATCAACGCACCAGTCGCCATTCGCTTGGTGATCGGCTCCCACAGCTCAGTCAACACCACCACATCTTTAGCCGCATATTCGATCTGCTCCACACGCAAATCACCCGACCAATCACTCCGCTGCTCTTCCTTAGAAATATCTTGGCCAAGGTAGCGGTGAACAACGTGCTGGAGCCCGTGCTTCAAATTCGGCAGCCCGTTCGTCAGGATCCGACTAGCCAGCATCGAGCAGTAGACCTTGCCCTCGGGGTAGATCTCGTGCTCCTGCAACCACCCGAGGTCAAAAACTGCGTTGTGCGCCAACCACTGACGCGAAACGCTGCAGAACTCTTCGAGCGTGATCCAGTCTTCGTCGCTGAAGCTCCAGCAATCCAGCACTACTGGAGGCTTACCGAAAGTCGCCAACTGCAAAAGCCGCAGACCACCGAATTTCGGCTGGAGCCCGGTGGTCTCAACGTCAAACGCAACGAAGCTTGCGTCATCGAGCGTGGACAGGTGCTCGATGCCTTGGAGGATTGTCATGCCTGGTAGGGCGTTTACCCTACTACTCTAGCAGACTGTCAACCTCCCTGGCAGAACAGAGCACCGCCGCCGCGAGTGTCCCACCCTCGGGAAACCCCAGCAAACACCGCGCCCTCCAATGGACGCAGTTCTTACATGGGCCACCATCTGCCTGAGGCTTGTACCCCCGCCTCACCCGTTCCCTGTGCAATTCTTCCCGCCCAGCAGAACTGGAGCGATAACACTTCATGCACAGCACCGGATTAGTCGTCTGCGCACCACAGCCTTGGCACGCCCTGCTGTTAATCGTTACAGCCATCACTCATCAATTTGATAGAAGGAACATTCGACGGCAAAGGTGCCACCAGCTTCTGGAACATCCAGGCTGCACCGCCCTTGCCACCAATGCGAGCAGTCTCGGCAATTTGCCTTGGTACTTCTAATCGTGACCTGCGCTTTATGCCGTCGTAGCCCTGGGACTACACGGGGAATCTCTGGCCACAAATCCTTGTACGCCCGACCTGTCCTGACCTGATTAACAGACTGGGGCGTCACATTAAAAAGCTCGGCCAGCTCCGTCCCAGGTCGAGGGTCCGTCAAGATCAACTTGACCTCTTCTGGCGTAAACCGCTTGGGATTCAATGTCCTGCTGTCAGACATTGCCTCCGGAATAACCTCCTTATTCAGTTTTTTGTCGTAATAAACAGTCCACATATACCCACAGCATTTACACCGCAGGTGATAAGTACGAATAGTCGAATCGTTCTTCCAGTTGTAGTTGGAAACAATTTTCCTGAAGGTGTGCGTGCAATAGTCAGCCATTCCAGTGACGAATAACTCCTGCGCAAATGAAAATGTTTGTAGTCATGTAAGCCAGCAAGATGCAAAAGCGCACCAGTGCAACCTGATCAGCAATCCGGCTGTGCTGGTGCGCCTTCTCACCCAACGCCTTGGCGACAATCCGCCACCAGTACCTCATCGGTCCTGATACGGCTCCGTCGCCAACGTGTTAATCAAGCGGTTCAAGTACCAACGGGCTTTGCAAAAATCCTCGTAAGGATCTTTCTTCAGCCACGCCCGGCTGACGTATTTGATGACCTGCCAATGCAAACCACCAACGACAGCATCTGGAGCAGCCTTGACCCAATCCTCAATCACGTCGATCACTTCGACGCGCCCAGACGCATAGTGCGCTGGAGAATTAACGGGGTCGGTCATCCTTTGGAAGCCTGAACAGCAGTATCGCCGTGATAACGGCCTGTAACTGAGTAGCTCTTGCCGGGCAGCATCGACATCTTGTGGAACACAATCTGTGCAATCCGCATACCCGGCCACAACGGAACAGCGTGCATAGATCTAGCGTTTTGTAGTTCCAGCGTTAACCGCCCTTTGTAACCGGGATCGATATACCCGGCAAGAAGATGCTCAATCCCTTCTCTAGCCCTACTCGACTTGAGCGCCAGCTGCCCAGCAATACAGTCGGGCAACTCGAACTCCTCCGCAGTTTCAGCGAGCACGAACTCATGCGGCTGGAGCATGAAAGGATTTTCCTTCGAGTGCCCAGCAATCGAGTAAGGAACCAAGCTGGTGGTTGTTGGTAACTCCACCAGCAGATTCTCACCGAGTCTCACATCAAGACTCGCGGGATTCACCAATTCCTGATGAAACGGCGTTACCAGATTGCGGCGTGCCAGGTTGTGGATTTCGTGATCACAGAGCACACCGCCCATCAGTCAGCCACCACAACCGGAGTGGGCTGCTGGAGCGCCACATGCTTCCAAGTCTTGCCGGACTTGATGCAGTTGATGGTGGTGAC